ATATTTGTTATATCAAATTTTAATTGCATAAATCTAAATTGCTTTTCTCCTGCTTCAAATGATTGGAAACCGTCATTAATAGAAGAAGCGGCAAATTGAACTACGTTTACATTACCATTTGACCCTGTAGCACCATTTCCTAAATATACGTTATCAGTTGTAGAAGTTCTTAGTGTAATTGCTCTACTAATATCACTACCACCACCATCAAAAGTAAAGTCAGCACTATCATTATAATCACGTAAATCTACAAGTTTAAAAGTGTTACCTGCTGCTGATCCTACATTAGCAAGAACGTTACCTCCTGTAGAGTTTCCATTAGCAAAAAAAGTATTACCTAATTTTATAGAATCAGCACTTATAACAGCAGCTATCAAAGCATATGCATTAGAATTAGCATAATCTCCTTGATCTATGACACCACCAGAAGTATAAGTACCAAAAGAAGAAGTATCTAAGGCAGATCCTCCTAAAGTTTGAATACTTAGTGTAGTATCTGAAACTCTTGTAAGTTTAATTTCTTGATTATTTATCTGAGTCATTCCTACTACATCATGAATAATTGCTTGATTGGTTGAACCAGTAAGTCCATGAGCTGTTGAAGTAGTTATAACTCCTGGACTTGCTTTGGTTATTGCTGATATAGAGAAAACACTTCCTGTATGCTGTCCATCATTCCAAATTGCAAAAACATTTTGAGAATTAGTAATTCCTGCTGAAGAATTATCAACTAATGTTTTATTATTTGTGTCAAATTCTGCTCCATAAGTAGTACCAAGTAAAGTACCCAAACCAGAAGCTTTAATAATTGTTGTATCTGATGTTGTATTTGCTTCTGAAGTATCTGATAATATATCTGTTTTTAAATCATTAAAAGTAGATTTAACAGCTTGATCACCTTGAAAATCTAACTCGATACGATAAAAATCTGCTACACCCATATCTCTAATAGCAGTTGTATAGTGCGCAGAAGCACCTCCCATTAAAAGATCATCAGCATCACTTGTTGCAGACCAACCAGAACTTGAACCATTAGAGTTATCTGTTATACTACTTGGAGCAGATGTTCCTGGAACAGTTGCATAAGTTAACCCGCCTGAGTTTGACGTAGTAAAAGAAGGATAATTAGCTTCTCCTGCATTAGTATTAGTAATACCAGCAAAATTAACAGAAGGAGAATCTTCATTAAAAGCAAATACAGGTTCTTCAGCAGAAGGAGCTACAGAAGTAAAAGTAACTGCTTGAACATCTTCACTATAATTACCGCTTGTATCTTTTGTTCTAGCAAGATAAGTAAATTCACCAAAAGTATCAATAGGTACTGATTTACGATTAACTCCTCCTGCTACGCTAACAAGAGGTGCTGCTGTATTAAAATTAGCAATTGTTGCAGAAGTTTCTCCTGGTTTTCTTCTTATTTCTACATCTTGTAGATCAAGATCTACAGGAGTAACAAATTCCCAAAATAATGTTATTTGATCACTACTCTGTCCTATAGCTAAGTTAAATATATTATTTGGAAGAGCTGTTTTACCTAATATAACTTTAGATAGTTCGTTTGTAATTCCCCGTATTTCTTTATTTAGAGGAGTTATTCTTACAGTTAAGGTATTAACACCAGAGGCAGTGCCTCGATCAATATTATTAATAGTAAATCTTACTTTACCGTCAGTATCAATTCCTGCAGAAGATACTTTAACAGTATTAAAAGTTGTTAAATCTGCTGCTTCTCCTGTTAGTTTATAAGAAATTTCATAATCTGTAACTTCTTGTCCTGTAATATGATCAAACGCAATAGTTGCTCGTACAGAAACTCCTTTATTTCTATCAATAAATAAACTTTCATCTACAGTAAGTCCTACTACTTTTTGTATAGGAATTTGTTTAACTATAATAGTTTTAACATTAAAAGGACTTGTTCTACCTTGAAAATTCCTATTTCGTGCTCTTACAGATATCGGTCCTGGCTCAATATTTGTTAAACGTCTATCTTGTGTTAAAAATACTTGGTCATAATCACTTCCTAAAGAAAGATCGTAAATACCAGGAACGGTATTAGCAAGATTAAATTTTCCAGGGAAAGTAGCAGTATCATAATCTAAAGTAAAAGAATCACCACTTACATTACCAATACTACCTACTATATCTGGAGAAATATTAATAAAAGTTAAACCACCAACATTAGCTTTAGGACTTTCTCCCCCTGTTGTAATAGTATAAATATTATTAGCCGTCATATTAAGATTACTAGTATATTGATTACTTGTTGTCTGAGTACTATCATAGCTTGTAGCAATTACAGGAAAAACATTTCCAGAAGAGAATTGAATATTATCACCAACTTCAATAGTTGGTACAGTATAATGATCAACAACTACTCGAACTACACTTTTAGTACTATTTAAAGATAAAAATTCAACATTTGCAGGATACTCTCCTTTATGTAAATTAAAATCTGAGGAAGAAATTTCAAGACCGTCTACAAAAGCTGTTATAAAACCTTTATGTCTTGGAATTATTTCTAAAGGTTCTACATGAGATGTTTTTGCGGCAGAAACTGCTGTTCCTACAGGGTTAATTAAAGATACCTCATTACTTGTTGAGTATTCAAACTCTGTACCTGTAACATAAAAACTATTGTTAGAATAAAATCTTGAATCTAATAACTGATTTAAACTAATATAAAAAGGAGCCTCTGGTATTGCTGCAAACAGTCTAGTACTACTTCCTGTAGAAGTAGGATTATTTATTACCAGTTTTTCTTCTCCTATTGTTAAACTAGAATTTGTTGAAGTACCATTAGAATTAAAACCTAAAATTGGTGCAGCAAATTCTACAGTTCTAGGATTATTACCTACAAAACCAAGAGGTGCTCCTGTACTTGTTTTTTCATTAACAGGAAAAGACATTTGATCAATGCCTTTAAGTCCTTGAAAAGATGCATCGTCATTTACATTTAATATATGTTTACCAAAATTAAAATCAAAAGCAACGTTTAAACCTTCTACTGTAAATTCTACAAATTCTGTGCTGTCTCCACCCCCAGCAGCTGTTTCTGAAACAGCAGTACAAAGTAGTTTTAGCTCTCCTGTAGTGCCACTAAAACCATTTTTACCTGTTAAAAGTGCTGGAACATGAGTAGTTGTTATTCCTTCAGAATTTCCTACTTTATATGTAGTAGGTATTGTTCCAATAGCAGAAATAGCATTAGTAACTTTTTGCGTAACTGCGGGAAAAGAAGTGAAAAAATCTGTATGTAGTTGTAAAGGATAATCTTGTCGTTCCGTAAAAACATCTACATGTACATCTATTAGTACACTTCCATCTGCTGTTCGTCTAGGTATTGGCTGTAACTTAAATTGAGGAGCAGGAGGAGGTGTAAATGGTGACAGAATATCAGTATAAGCAGTAGGAGTATAATCTATAAAGGTATCTGAATCAACATATACATTTGAGATATATTCAATAGCTTCAATGCCTATTTCATGCTCGTCAGTTCTTTCAATTCCTGTTACTTTAAATAATTTTCCTGCTTTATTAGTATAAACATCAGCAGTAGAAGTAGTAGGTACTCCAGGATTAATAATTTCTCCTACCATCCAAATATCGTTTTTTACAGGTGCTACATTAGCAGGCCACGCACTAAAAGCATCAAATTTTTGAGTTACTACATTATACATATGAGTAACAGTTACATTAGCAGCGTCTATACCAAAATTAACATTAGCATTGGAAAGAAGATTAGTATTAGTAGTTGCAGCTATACTTTGTTTTGTAGTAATTAAATCATATTCTACATTACTAAGTAAATATAAATCTACTCTATCAGAATCTTGTTTATAAATTCTCATAGCAAGAGGATTAGTATTAGCACTAAAAAAAGTGCTTGGAATTGTAGGTTCTGTAAAATACTCAAAAAATGTTTGTGCTTTATTTACGCCAGAACCTGTTACTACAGAGTTAGCACGTATTCTGCCTCCAAAACCAAAACCTAATCCGTTCATTTTTTGAGAAACAGAGATAACATCTCCAGGAGCAAGGTTAATTGCTTCAATACTAGTAGTAAACTCACAACGTCGTCTTAAATATCTAGATGCAGCTATATGATAGTGAGCATATCGTAATGCTTGACTTCTACGAGTAACTCCTATTAAATCAAGAGTAGATAGATTTTCTAAAGCACTTTTATCTCTACCATCATTTCTATCTACAGTATCAATTCTTACAGTTTCTCGTTTATAGTGGTTAGTAGGCTCAATATAGCTTACATCAACTGCTGTTATAATATCACTTTCTTTAATACCAGATATTTGAAAAGAACCGTCTTTAATATTAGTTTCATTAAACATTGCAGCAGGTAATTCATCAGGCATATCTACTGCAAAAGTTAGTTTACCCATATTATAAACTAAGGCACCTCTAAAGATAGAACAGATTTGATTTAATATATCCATTACCTGTCCTTGATCAGAAATAGTTATATCACAAGTAAATCTACGTTCTACAATTGATTTATCAATAGATAATCCAAATTGATTTGTTCTAATTGTTGCAAACTGTCCACGAGGTTTATGCCTAAAAGTACCATCACTTAAGGCAGTTATGCCATCAAATTTACCTGTTACAGCATTACAAGCATCACAATATTGAGCAACTTGATAAAATTTAAATTTATCAATTACATCTTCTGGAATACCTAAACCATAAGTAGTATTAGTTAATATATCATATACAATCCAAACAGGGTTTTGTGTCCAACTAAATACAAAAGTACCGTCCCACGTACCTACATAAATTTGAGGATTAGAAGCAGTAAGCTTTGTTTCAGATCCTTGAAATTGTAAAGAATATCCATTTTCTTGATAAGAATTACCTGTTGAGCCTCCACTTGTAACTTCTAACTCTCTCCAATCAATTTCTCCTGTTTCTAATATAGGTTGATTATAATTTGAAGGTACTTTAACTAAAAGTCCTTTAACTAAAGAAGTAAAGTTAGGAACACCTCCTACATGCTCAGAATGTGCTTTAATTGCGTAACCTATATGAGCAGTTCTCGGATATGCTTGTCGTTTAAACTCAATTTCTGTCCATCCTTTAACAGCAATTTCATCATGAATTTTAGAAGAATCACTATCGTCAGATGTCTTTTTAATAGTAAATTTATATCCATCATCAGATCTATGTTCTTCCGGAATAAGAATAGTTACATCAAATCTAAATGTAGTATTTGTTTTACCGCTTATTGATTCAATATGAGGCTCTTCTTCAGGCATAATAGATGTTGTACCAGTTCTATCAAATACTTCAATAGAAAGTTCTGCAGAATGCCCATTAATATTACCTCTATTATCTTGATTTATCAAACCACGTAACTCAAAAGCAAATCTAAGAGCATCCCATGCTTGTGCACTTGTATCTTGTAATTCAACTTTTGACTCAGGAATACCGCCTACATTTCCTTTTTTAAGTTTTACAGTAGAAGTAAAGTTTTGTGGAGTAGCAATCTCTTCTCCAAATACACGTAATGCCGGTTGCGTTAAAGTACCTGTATTAGTAAGAGTTTTGAAAAGAGTAGTATTTTCTCCGCCATTGCCGTCAAGATTAATTAAGTCATCAATATTACCATCTTGGATTTCAATATCTTGAGGACCATTTGAATTAATTCGATATACAGGTCCTTCACCAAAAGCAATAGTAGTAAACATTATATCAGTAGAAAATTTATTATTAGGAGCTTCAACAGCGCCTCCGCCACCTCCACCGCCTCCTTTACCTCCACCTTTATTATGGACACGGATATTATCAGCAATATAAGTATGTTGATTAGCTACAGTAAAATTATAACTTGTTGCAGATGCTACTGATACAATTTCTTCAATAGGTGAAATTTTTCCGTTTTCAACAACAAGTTGATCTTCTCCTGCTGTTAATTTTCCTGCTTCAAGAAATAAACCATCTTCTACTAGTACCCAATGATTTGGTGTAAGTGTTAATTCACCTTTCCAATGAGTTATTTTTATAAATTCATCATTTTCATGCGTAAATGTGTGTGTAACACTAGCAGGACCAAGATTTCCTGATTTATCAAAAGCTAATACAAGATTACCTATTTCAATATCTTCAATAGATTTTTTAGTACCATCTGCCATTGAAATCTGGGTGCCGCCTATAAAACATCCTTTTGATCCCTTAACATAAGGAAGTTTCTGTCCACTATGTACTATATATTGTTTTAAGGCTGTCATTCTTCCCCCCGAGCTTCTGCTGCTAACGGTGTTTCATTAGAGTTAAATATTGATGCTACACTAGGTGTATCATTTTGTGCGTGTTGTTGGCTTAAAATATATCCACTTAAAAATTGACCTCCTACGCGCATAAGACCATAGTTAAGTGCTATAGGAGTACCTGGTTCTGTTGAATTTTGAAGTGATCCAAAAATATTATTTTCTGTTCGTGTGCCAGCATCTTTTGCTACTGAAATTGTTTTACCTTTAGGTCTTGAAGTAAAAAGCGATGTAATTAAAGATATAGCCAAGTTTCCTACAATACCTTTTACAAAACTGGGAATTCCATTAAACAAATTGCTTAAACCACCACCAGCCCCTCCAGGAGCTGCACCAAAAAAATTACCAACATTAGTTCCTAAAGTTTCAAAAGAAAATCCAGGACCTCCGAATAAACTACCGCCACCAGCAGCATAACCACCAATTAGAGCAAGACCTACAGCTGCAAATAATGCTCCTTTTTTACCACCACCACCTGTTACTACAGGTGCAATATAAATTATGCTATCTTCTTTTATTTTTTTAATAGCATATTCATCTCTTGCAATACTTTTTAAATCTTGTGTAACATAGGTAAAAGATTCATTACTAATACCTTGTTTAATTTTAGATATATAAGCATTAAAACGAGGATGCATACTTGCTAAATAAAATTCAATATCATAATAAGAATTTATTTCAACTTTATACTCTTTTTCATCAAAAAAATCTTTAAAAACTGCCTGTGGTTTTATAGTAACTAACATTAGACAGCTTCCTGTGCATCAGTAGATAAAGGACTTTGATTAGCATTAAATATTGATGCTACACTAGGTGAATCATTTTGAGCATGTTGTTGGCTTAATATATACCCACTTAAAAATTGACCTCCAACTCTCATTTGCCCATAGTTTAAAGCTATAGGCGTGCTTGATGAAGTTGAATTTACTAATGATCCAAAAACATCATTTTGAGAACGAGTTCCAGAATCTTTTGTTATTTCTCTAGTTCTGGCTTTAGGAGTTGAAGTAAATAATGATTGAACTAAACTTAAAGCCATACTAATTGCTATGTTTGTTATAACACTTGTCAAAAAAGAAGTAGCACCTGCCGATAAAAAAGAACCACCAGCAGCCAATGAAACTTCTGCAGCAACCGCACCCATACCAGCTTGCGGACCCATCATAGCAATTAGTTGAGGAGCATAAATAGCTACAACAACAAGTGCAACAATCATAACAACCGTTCCTGCTTTACCACCAGCACCTACAATAACAGGAGCTATATAAAGTATATCATCTTCTTTAAATTTATGAAAAAGAAATGTTTGAGGATCAATTATTTCACCATTTTTATCTAAAAAACACATATCTTCAACTGTTTCAAAACTTTCCGCTTGTTTCATAAATAAACCTAAACGTGGGTGCATAGATTGAATATACAAAAGTACATCAATGCAATTTTTTACATCAATGGTATATTCATCATTATCAAAAAAAGATTTTATTGACCCAACAGGTTTAATTGTTAACAATACAGTGCTTCTCCTCAAATGGCTCAAACTTTAAAGCATCAATTTTACTATCCATCCAGTATATAAAAAATTTATTATTGAAGCCAACTAAAAATTTATACTCTTGAAATGCAGCACTAACTTTATCGTCTTGACTAGGAATTGGAAGGTCACTACCAGGATGTGAATGAAAAACTCCCCAAATATTTTCATCATGTTTAATAAAAACAGCAGGATCTAATATAAAAGTTTCTTTTGGATAATCACTAAGATTTTTACAAGGTTCATAAGTAAGATCTTTTAAAATTACGCCACAAGCTTCTAAAGGGTAATCTCTAAGAGCGTGATTATTCATATCTTCAATTAATTTGGCATACCTATCCATTTAAACATTCCTATTGTATAATTTTTATAATATCTACCATAAGGAGCAATCCAACTTTTATGGTCAATCATTGTTTGTAACATTTTATTTTTTCCTAAATATAAAGCACAATGATTAGTAACATTAGTTGCTCCAAGAGACATTGTTATAATATTAAATTCATCTAAATCTGTAGTTTTCTTCCACCCATATGCCTCAGTACCGCCTTTGTCAAAAGGTCTATCTTGTGTTTTATTATACCAATCTTCATCAACTATATTACACCAATCAGCAGTATCATAAGGTATATCAATGCCTAACTGTTCTTTGTAAACTAATCTACAAAGGTTAAAACAATCAATACCTGTTTCAATATTATTGCCTAAATGTCTATAAGGAAAACCTAAGTAATTATTATACCAAGGACTGATGTCTGTAGATTGCATGTAAACAGTTTGCCCACTCGTTTGTAAGTGTTTCATATCTTGATGTTTTCCCCTCTTCAAGATGTAACATATGACATGGTTTTAAAAACATACCAAAATGTATTGGTCTTTCTAATTTCAATGACTTAAATACGATTACATCAAAATCTTGAGCATCTGTCAAATTAACTTTTATGGCATGTATTAATGCCCATTCTTCTATTTGAGAAAGAGTAGTTTTTTTCATCCATCTTCTTCCATCTTCTTTTACGCTTTTAGGAATTAATTCTGAGATGCAATCAATATTTAATTCTCTTTTATAAAAAGCATCTATTAAGGTAATACAATTAATGTCCTCATAAAGATGATGGATTCCTATATAGTTACTTATATTTGCTCGTACCATTCTTTCAGCTCTGGGTATATTTTTATAAAAGAAGTATTATTTAAATTATCAACTTCTTCATTATATAGTTTAAATTCTTTTAATAAAATATCTTTATCTTCTATATCTTTATTTAAATAACTAAGATTTTTATCGATAGTTTCTAATTCACTAGTATTTAATGGTATTTTTCTTTTTAAAATATCAAATTTTTTATTTATTTTATTTTTTACATTATCAGGTAACAATCGCATATCAAAGTGAGTTGGAGTATCTAAAACACTTAAATATGTTGAAATACCTAAATTTTTCATATGAGCTATAAGTTCAGGAGTTGTTAGTATACTATAAATTGATGTAGTGCAGCTTATAGTACTAACATATTTTTTAACTTTTAATAAATTAGATTCAAAAGTATCCCAATTAAAATTAGTTCTACTATACTGACAATGAGATTTATAACCATCAACACTTGGCCAAAGAGATATATTATTAAAGTTTTTCCATAAGTCAAAAACATCATGGTGCTTATATGTTAAAGTACTTAAATTAGTATTATATGTTAAGTCTACGTCTGTTTTATTATTATCAATAAGCCAATTTAATAATTTATAGTGACCATCCATAAGTAATGGTTCACCTCCCGCAAAATAAAAATATTTTACTGTTTTCTTTATTTTATCTAAATAGTTCCAAAAATCAGGAGAATCTGTATAGTAATCTTCTAATTGCGCAGGAGTATTTTTAAATTTAGAAATTTTTAATGAATCTTTAAACCAAGTAGAAGAAGCATAAGGACCGCAAATTCTACATTTAAAGTTACACTTATTTCCAAATCTTATATCTAAATAAATAGGATGATTTAATACAGAACCATCACTTTTAGTATGTTTTTGTAGATTAGCAAAATTAGCAAATCGTTTGTTTACTTGTTGCCTATTAGATTCCCCACCTAATTCTTCAATATCATAACAAGCTTTTTTACACTCTTTTGGGTAGTTATTAGATAAGAATTGTTTTCTAGCACTTTTATATTTATCATTATTAAAAATTGTAGAAATATCATCTTTATATGTTGCCATAATAGATTCAGGTTTATTATCTGTGTGACAGCATAAATAATATTTTCCTCTTACATCGCCGTACAAATGCATCCAAGGTAGAATACAGCCTTTTATCATTATTGTCTCGGAATTGTCCTACCTGTTGCAGGAAATGCTCCAAA